TTTATCCAAGACACTCTCCATCTCTTTGAGTTTTGCCTGATAATCCTCATCTTTTTTGGTAAACTCTTCTACTCTGGACACCTTTGTGTCTTCATTAATAGACTGTGTGCAGGTAGGACAGGTATCATTCTTCATAAAGAAGTCAAGATCAGACAAATTTCTGCTGACCTTAGTCTTTACTGACGTAATATACTCTCTCATCTTACCATACTGTGCCTGTGAGGACGCAGAGCTAGCAAGTTTGTCAGTCAGATCACGCAATTCTGTCTCTGCTTTCGCCAGATTTGCTTCTACAGTAAAGTTTTCTTCTTTCAGTTGTAGTAGTTGTGTTGTAAGATCATCCTGTTGATCCTTGACCATGCCTTCCATGCGTTTCACAGTGGCAGTTTGCATGTCAAAAGTCTTTTGATGTAGTGTGACTGTGTGCTCACACTCTTTTACCTCATTATTAAGGTCTCTCAAGCGATCCTTGAGCAACAAATTCATGCGTGAGAATACTTTGATGTCAAGGAGGTCTTCGATAACTTCTCTTCTATTTGGAGCATTAAGTTGCATGAATGGAACGAAAGTGCTAGACCCAAGAATAGAAATCTGAGTGAAAGATTTGTAATTAAATTTGAGTATCTTTTGCTCAAGATACTTTTGGTAGTCATTGTTTGCTGCAGACTGGTCAATAAGTGTGCCGTTACGATATATCTCAAAGACATTAGGTTTAATTCCCCTTACTACTTTGTAACTTGACTGCCCTACTCTAAACTCACACTCAACTACAGTATCCCTTTCATTGATCGTGTTAACCAACTGCGATCTACTAATCTTTCTGAAGGGTTTATTAAACAATACAAAGCACAAGGCATCAAGCATTGTTGATTTCCCTGCACCATTCTCTCCAAATACAACAGTGGATTTGTATCTCTCAAGATCTAAATATGTGAATCCATTTCCTGTCGATAGGAAATTTTTCCACTTCACTTTTTCAAAAATAATCATTCTACAACAGAAGGAGGAGGCACAACAAAATCATTCTCGGTAATAATACTATACCGATATCCATGATGTCTACAATTAGAGATGACATCCTTACGCTCTACTTGTGCTATTTCAAGGTCTTTAGGAAAATCAACAGACAAAAGCATTTCATGATACCTTTCAGCATCATCCTCTAGAGCAAATATTTGGACGATACGCTCATGGGTTTTGTCATCCTTTACAGCGTATACACCACCAGTTGTTTTTTCTACGAGGACATACATCATACTTCTACCGATTCTACATACAGATTCTTTAAGATAGCAAAGATTTCTTCCTTATGTGGAAGCTCTTGGACACACGTCTCTAGGATAGTTAGCGTGTCTTCTACTTCTACATCAGTCACATCCTCAAGGATGTAAGTATTGTCTTCAATAATCTTCAAGTCTGCTACACCTGCACATTGGATGTAGCGAATAGTCTGATCAAATTTTGCTTGATCGGTCTTGTCGTCAACAATCAGTTTAACATAGGTATTAGTAAAGTCAAGACCTTTGATATCATCTACAGTTGTTTCAGAATAATAGATCTTATGAAAAACATCATATGGATTGTGCGTAAATGTCAGTTTAAGATCATCTGTATTTAGGATGTGAAATCCTTTTTTCTGACCGTAATCATTCCAGTAGAGTTGATTCGGATTACCGAGGTATTGAATATTCTTTTTCTTACTCTTCAGATGATAGTGTCCTGATAAGACCATATCGAATTTATCGTAGGCTGATGGGTCATCCCCATGAGACATAGTAATTCCAGGTATAGCTTCAAAACCGCTAAGCTCGAGATGCCCCACACAGATATCCGCAGCACTAGTCTCGATTGCTGCTCTTGTGGTATCTCTGCTCTCATCACATACCCAAGGAATACAGCACACAGTCCTGCCACCAATATTATAGTCTCCAGGTACGTCAATAATATTAATGTTGCCATAGTCCTTAAGCAATAACTCTGGTGCATTTACCTTAAGAGTATTCTTAAAGTAGATATCGTGATTACCAATCAACATATTCATAGTGACACCACGATCACGGAGTGGGTCAAACCACATCTCCTTCGCACTATCTAAACTATTGAAGTTGATAGTCTTCCTCTTGTCAAATGTATCACCTAGGCATAGCACTTCAGTGATACCCAATTTATCAATGGTGGGTATAACAATTTGAGAATAGAATTGTCTGTATCTTTCTAGGAAAATAAGACTGTCATTACGAACTCCAAAGTGTTGATCTGTTATGACCAATACATTCATGAATTATCCTCTCATAGTTGTTTCAATTCTGCTCTTGATAGAATTCATCTGAGCATGATCATCCTTATTGTCTGTTGAGAATACCTCGTCGTATCCACTCTTCTCAATCAGTTTGTCTTTAATATCCATCTGTCGCTTCTCTTTCGCAATACGACGTAGAAATGCATAATACACTATTTGTGTGAAGTATGCAAATGGGTTTGTAGATTTAGCAGGATCGAAGTTATCAATATACTGTACACAATTCTCTATCCCATCGCAGATCATGTCATCCTTATACATGTAATTAATAAAGTTAGGACGATAAGAGAGGTGTGTTGCAATCTTTAGAAAACACTCTCCGATATAGTTTGGGATTCTTGGTTTGGGTAGATCAAATTCTGCAGCATGCTTGACGTCCTTGCGGTATACCACGAGCTCGTCGAGAAACTTTTTATTGTCTACATAGTGTTGTTTTTTCGCTTTCCGTGGCATTTATTGCTTCCGAATAACTTAAGTATACAACAGTTATATCTTTACGTCAACCAGTGTTACGCCACTGCTTCTCTAATTTTTTACGGAAATCATCAACTCTACCAATGAGTCCCATGGATTCATTCACTGGTGCCTTGTAACCTTCTTCAGGACCTCCATATTCTCTCCGCAACCACATGCGATACATTGCAATAGATTCATCACTCATAGGAGCAACACAGATTACATCAGGCTCTCTGATGAGATAGAAATCTTCTTCACTAAACATCATCCATTTGGTGAATCCAATAGCAAGACCTTGATTGCCCTTGTTATCATTCACTGGTGTGGGGTGTGGTTTAGCAGGATTAGATACAAAGATCAATGTATCTCCATGATCATCCGTTGCGATCATAGGACCGAGCAACTCTTCCCCAGAGGTCAACTTAACGACTCCGTAGAATTCTTGATCGTGTTGGATGTAGTTAATCATTTTTGAATCTTACTTTGGTAACTTCATAATCAAACTCCTCAGACTCGTATATCTTCATCCTTTCTATAAGATGTCTGAAAGTGTAGTTGTGATATGACCCCTTAGTGCAATCGTCAGCAATGTCGTATAAGGTTGCTTGTGATTTGTTTTCTCCCTTCCTCAAAACCCTACCAATAGATTGGAGGTTTCGGACTCTAGACTTAGAAGGACTGGCAAAAATCACGTTGTGCAAATTGCGAATATTGATACCAGTAGAGAAGGTGCCATAACTTGCTACAATTATAGCATCTTTTTCTAATTCGGTAATCCGTCTCGCTTCTTCACGCTCTTCTGTGTCAATACCGCCATGTATAAAGAATACACGACGTTTAGTATTGTAACTATTTATCAATTCGTAAAGAGGCTCACCATGTTTCTCGACGTAATTAAAGAGGATTAAGGTGTTGCCAACCGTATCTAATGCTAGTTTACTGATAAATTTGTTACGTCTCTCATGCATACACAGGTATTCTATCTCCTGTTGATAGTAATCAAACGGCACCCATCCATGTTTAAGTAATATTACATTTACTTTAAGTGGTGTTAGGTGACCTTTCTTCTGTAGATCCTTAGTCTTTGTGACTTGATTGACACTACCAAAGAGACCTTCTAATACTAGTTGGTGGGTTTGCAACCCATCAAGTGTCCCTGTTAGACCGACACGATACTTAGTATCAAGCATCTTGGTGAGGATACCCGACAATGATTTTGCTTTATACAGGTGTGCTTCGTCTCCAATGACGGCATCAAACCTTGCAAAAAATGACTTAGGCTCCTTGTATATACTCTGCCAAGTAGATATTACTACTGGGTTATCAACATATTTCTCTTTCCCTGCTCTAATCTTATGACAGTAGGCACTTGCCTTCCATCCATAAGTCTCAAAATCTTTATACATCTGCTCTACCAATGATGTGGTAGGCACGATAATCAATACCTCTAGTCCTTTCTGCAGATACCAACGGACAAGAGCATAGATGATCAGGGATTTTCCTGATCCTGTGGGGGATAATAGAAGCTTCCTACGCGACTTAAGTGCTTGATATATGCCTCGTAGTTGGTAGTCCCTTGCTGCGAAAGGGAGACCCAGAGACCTAACAAAAGACGCTGTGCTTTCAGGTGTGACATAATCTTCTTCCTCCTCGGGGATACCGTAATTGTCATCTAGTTTGACAGTATACTTATATCCCTTGTTAATAAAAAATTGTTGTAAGTAATCGTATAGTCCAACGTATATTTCACCTGTGCCTGGCGAGTATAGACGGATCTTGCCATCCCATACACGCTTCTTATAGTGTGGCATAAACTTTGCGTTGGGCACATCAAAACAGAAATACTCTGATAACTCTTTATGGATATGCTGCTCAGTCTCTACCTTTAAATATACCTCATTCTTCTTGCTAACGTATGTCATAGTATTTGATGATGTCAAACGCATTCTTAATAGAGAAACCTCTAGAGTCAATCTGCTTAAGAATCCTTTCACAACAATTTATACACGTTTCTAAGTAGTGTATCTTTGCTGTTGCTCTACACAATTCATCATCACCGTCCATGTATACAGACAGATCTCCTTTCATAACTTTGTAAGGAAATGCTCTGCCATCCTCGTCGGTTTTTTTACCAGAATAATATTGCCACTTCTCTAATCGCATTACTTTAATATCTCTTTCTGCCTCAGATAGCATGAGACGAAATTGATTCAACCACTTGAGATACTTGGAGTGTAACTTTGCAGTCTCTAATGAGTCATTTGCAAGCAACTCAGGCAACTCCCTATGGAGTTGTGAGTCCTTCTCCCACATCTCTTCAATTTTGTTAAGATTCACTATTCGTAACTAGCAGAGCGTACGTTAGTTTC